AAAAAAGACAATCCAGTTGCACAACCAGATACGGCATCAGGTACAGATTTACCTTTTTAAGCAGTAACATTGAAAAGAGGGCAGTTGAAAAACTGCCTTTTTTTATTTAATATAACATTATGAAATCAAAAATTAACAAAATTATTAAAATGACTTTTTTATCATTTTTTGCTTTTAATATAGGATTATTTACGGCATTTATAATGATTTATAAAGATCAAGAGAATAAAAACACTAGCGCAAATATTATAAACAGACACTTAAATTTTCCAAATCAAGAGTGTTATAATGATTCAGATCTTAAATTAATTATCTATGGACAATAATATTAAAATCGTTAATGATAGCAATGAACATTATCATTCACATGATTCTATTTCTGCAAGTGGATTAAAAGAAATCGCAAAGAACAGTGTTTATCATTTTATTAATAAAAAATGGAATGAAACGCCATCAATGGCTTTTGGCACAGCAGTACACACTGCATTACTAGAATCAGAAATATTTTATGATACATATTACCCAATGCCAGAAATTAAAGATCTTCGAACTAAAGAGGGCAAGTTGTTAAAAAAAGAAGCAGAAGAAAAAAGTGATGGACGAATATGTTTATCACATTATGATCACTTTAGAATAAAAAAAATAGTTGAAAATTTTAAAAAAAACAAATTAGCAGTTGAATATTGTAAAGGTGAAAAGGAATTATCTCATTATTTAAAATATAATGGTTTACCAGTAAGAGTTAGGCCAGATGTTGTTAATCATGTATCTGGGTTTATTTCAGATGTAAAAACAACGCAAAGCGCATCTCCAAAATCATTTAGAAATGATGTAAGAAAATTTTATTATTCATTACAAGCTGCATTTTATATGGATATGCTAGGCGTAAAAGAATTTAAATTTATTGCATGTGAAGTAAATCATCCATTTACAGTTGTAGTTTATACTTTAGATAATGATTTAATTGAATATGGCAGAAAAATGTACAAACAAGCATTTAATGACTGGTTTGAATATAAAATAAATAACAAGATTAAACTATATCATTCAGATTATATGGCAAATGATGGATCTTATTTAATCAAATAAAATGAAAAAATACAGAGAATTAATTGAATCATATTTTAAAATAGACATTTCTAACAAAACAAGGAAGTTTAATTACGTTTTTGCTAGGGCTTGTTATTATTATCTTTGCAGAGAATTTGGTAATAATACGCTTTTACAAATAGCCAATAGTTTAGATAAAAATCATGCTACTGTTTTATATTCATTAAATCAATTGCCTTATATGATTAAATTCAATAATGAATGTAAAGAACAATACAATGAAATATTGCATAAATTAAATTTATCTAATTATAATTATTCAAATAAATCTTTAAAGGAAATAGTTGTTTCTTATAATGTTTTATTAATAGAAAATGATTTATTAAAGGCAAAAGTGTTAGATTTAGAACAAACAATAATTAGATTGGCAGAAATTGAATAAATTTTTTTAAATTTACAAATAAATTTTATGACTAACCCATTTAAAAAGTATTTAGGAAAAGAAGATAAATTACAAAGCAATGTAATGCGTTATATTGCATTTACATATCCTTATGCAGTTTTTAGTCATATTTCAAATGAAGGTAAAAGATCTCCATTTGAAAGATATAAAATGAAATATTTAGGTGCAAAGCCAGGCATTCCAGATATAATGATTTTTAATCCAAATAAAAAATATAATGGACTTGCAATTGAGTTAAAAGTTGGTTATAATAAGCCAACGGAAAGTCAAAAAAAATGGATAGATGATTTAAATAAATTAAATTGGAAAGCTACATGGTCAAATGATTTTGATCAAATTATTAATTTAATAGACAGTTATTTTAAAGATGAGTAAAAGTAAATCAATATATTTTGCAGAGGTTGATCAAAAAGTAAGATGGACACAATCTTCAACAGAAAATTTTATTTATGATTACAAATATATTGGTGAAGCAACAGAAAATGAATTTAATATTTTGATAGATTTATTGTGGCATTTACATGAGGATGAGAAAATTACATACCAACAATTCTATTATGTTTACAAAGAATTAAGAATTTTTTGTGATAAAATGATGGGATTAGTAGAAGAACTATAATTATATATATGAAATACAATGTAATAATCAAACCAGAAAGGTTTGATAAATTTACTATAATACCTAATTACATACTTCGAGATAAAGGCATATCAGTTGGCGCAACTGGTCTTTATGCTTGGTTATTTAGTCATGATAGTAAACAAAAAATAAATATTGAGTTTATTATTGGTCATTTTAAAGAAAATAAATCTGCAATTAGATCTAAATTAAATGAATTGATTGATAAAGGGTATTTAGTAAGAAAAAGGGTTTATGAAAATGGCAAAATAAAAGGCATTAATTATATATTACATGACAATCCTCTAAAGTCAGAAAACCTTATGACAGAAAACCTAGAGTTAGAAAATCAACCACAAAGTAATACTAATATAAATAATAATACTTATATAGAAAGTAATATTAGTTATAAAAAAATTGAAACTAAAATTTACCCACATTTTGTAGAATTGTTTCCTACAAATTTTCAACCAAAATCAAAAAATCAAAAAGATAAATGGATAGATTGTTTAGATAAAATAGAAAGAATTGAAAAAATTAAATTATCTGATCTTTATTTAGTAGTTAAACATATAAGAAGAGACAGTTTTTGGAATGAACATTTTTTGACATTATTGAAATTAAGAAATAAAGACAAAAATGGCATTAAATACTTATACAGATTTTTACAGATATACAAATCAGCTAATAAACCTAAATCTTATTATAAAATTAAAGGCATTAAAAATTATGCTATACATGTAGAAAATGGTAAAGAAGTTTTAGTTGCTGTTACACAAAATGGTGTATTAAACAATTTTAATTTAAAACAAGTTTTAACTGATTATGAAATTAAAGAAATATTAAATTGGAAAAAAAATGCATAAAGGTGAAATATTTTATTTAAATATAACTGAAAGGTTTATTGTAGAAAAAGTTGCAGAAGCAAGACAAAAAAACAAAGAAAACACTAAATGGAATGGACACAGAACAGTTGCAGAAAAAAGTTCAGTTGAATTAAATGTTGCTGGTTTTGGTGCTGAATTTATTTTTTGTAGAGAAATGAACATATTCCCAGATTTTGAAATAAAAAACACTAGCAAAGTGAAAGGCACTGATTTATATGATGCAATTTGGAAAGGTTATACAATAGATGTTAAAGTAAATAGGAATCCAAACAACCCTTTAATGATCCCAGAATATGCAAAATCAAATTGTGATCTTTTTGTTTTATTCAGTTGTAAATATCCTAAATATAGATTTGAAGGTTTTGCTACAAATAAAATGATATTTAACAAAAACAATATAAGAATGACAAGAGTTAGTGCTTATGTTTTAGAAAAAATCAAATTATTATCAATTAAAGATTTAAATATTTAAAATATTTTTTTATATTTAAAAAAAATTATGGACAACAACGAAGAATTATATAATTTAGGGATTAGATTAAAAAAGAAAACAGGTAAAACAAAAACAACTTGCCCTAAATGTTCAACAACAAGAAAAAATAAAAAAGATCCATGTTTAGCAGTAAATATTGATGAAGGTCTTTATAATTGTCATCATTGTGGTTGGAGTGGATCAGTAAAATTTAAGAAAAAAGCAGAATATATTTTACCTGTAAAAACAGATATAGATTTATCACTTAACATATTAGTTTGGTTTGAAAATAGAGGCATAAGTGAATCTACATTACAACATTATAATATTACACAATCTACCAAATATGTTCCACAAGTACAAAGAAAAAGATCTTGTATAAATTTTAATTATTATAGGGATGATAAATTGATTAATGTAAAATACAGAGATGCATCTAAAAACTTTTTTATGGTTTCTGGTGCAGAATTAATATTTTATGGTTTAAACAATATAAAAAATATAGAGCATTGTTATATAGTTGAGGGTGAAATTGATGCATTAAGTTTGCATGAAGCTGGTTTATATAGTGTTGTTTCAGTACCTAATGGCGCAAGTAAAGGAAATCAAAAACTAGAATATCTAGATAATTGTTATAAATATTTCAAAGACAAGAAAGAAATTATTTTATGTACAGATAATGATGAAGCTGGTTTAGCATTGAGAAATGAATTAGCTAGAAGATTGGGTACATATAGATGTAAGTATGTAGATTTTGACGAATATAAAGATGCTAATGAAATATTAGTAAAAAAAGGTGCAGAATTTTTAAGAAATAAAATAAAAGATGCAAAAAACTTTCCTATTGAGGGAGTTATAAATATTAATAATCTTTGGCAAAGTGTTTTAAATTATAATGAAAATGGAGTTGAAAATTTTTCAATCGGTCTTGATGGTAGTGATGAATATTTTAAAATGAGTTTTGGTGAATGGTCAGTTGTAAGTGGAATTCCTAATTCTGGTAAATCAGATGTGCTTGATCAAGTTCTTTGTAATATTGCTGTAAAACATGATTTTAGATGTGCAATGTTTAGTCCTGAAAGTTTTCCATATGAGGGCCACATTAAAAGAATTGCTAATAAATTAAAAGGCAAAAATTGTAATAATGAAGATCTTAATGATGTTAAAGATTTTATTGAAGATCACTTTTATTGGATTAAAATAGATCTAGAAAATTTAACTTTAAAATCAATACTTGAAGCATTTAAACAATTAGTATTACAAAAAGGTATTAATGTTTGTGTAATAGACCCTTGGAATATGTTAGATCATTCAGCACAAAGGGATCACAGTTATATTGGTAAAACATTAAGCCAATTAACACAATTTTGCCAACAAACTAAAACACATTTATTTTTAGTAGCACATCCTAGAAAAATAGAATCAGAGGGCGGACAATATAAAAAACCTACTCTTTATGATATTTCTGGTAGTGCAGATTTTTTTAATAAAGCATATAATGGTTTAATAGTTTACAGAAATATTGGTCAAAAAACATCATATGGATCGGATTCTGTAAATATATATATTGAAAAAGTAAAAAGAAAAGAAAATGGTCAGTTAGGGTCATTTGAAATAGCACCAGATTTTAAAAATGGTGGAATTTATAAAATTGTTAAAGAATCAGACAAAAAATTTGAAATAATCAAGGATAGTGATATTCCTTTTTAAAATTAATATTATGACACAAAGTGAATTAATTATTGTAAAAAAAATGTTAAACAAGTTTGCATCAAAAATAATGTCAGAAAAACAACCAGAATACACTAATAAAAATAAAGATGTATTGGCTAATTTTAAGAAAACAGCAGAACAATTAGGATTACAACCTATGGAAGTATGGGGTGTGTTTTTTAACAAACACATTCAAGCTATATTATCACATGCCCATAATCCAGGAATGCATCAAGCTGAACCAATTGAAAGCAGATATGCTGATGCAATAAATTATTTATATTTAGGATTTGCTCTATTAAAAGAAAATAATGAAAGGTGAATGTTTGTTTAAAAGAACAATCCTGGTGTTTTGAAAATAATATTAAGATTTATATAAAGCCAATAAAAGGTAAAAAATCATGTTTTATAGAAATAAATCATAATGGCAAATTAATAACATCACCGAAAATATATAATAATCAACTAGAAGCAAATAAAAAAATATGGCAATTATATTTATATTTGTATAATAACAGGAATCATGAAAAAAATTGACATAAATAAAATTCAGGAAAATCCACAGAATCCAAGATATATCACAGATTCAAAATTTAAAAAACTGGTAAAATCTATAAAACAATTTCCAGAAATGATTAATGTTAGGCCTTTAGTTATAGATGAAAATTTTATGGTTTTAGGTGGTAACATGAGATTAAAAGCACTTAAAAAAGCTGGTGTTACAAAAGTGCCAGTAAATCAAGTAAAAGATTGGTCTGAAGAAAAAAAACAAGAATTTATTATCAAAGATAATGTTGGTTTTGGTGAATGGGATTGGGACATACTTGCTAATGGATGGGACACACAAGAATTAAAAGATTGGGGTTTAGAACTTTGGCAAGTAGATGATCATATTGAGGAACCTGATTTTGAAGAATTGACAGCTGATGACAACAACAAACCTCCTACTATGAAAATTACTTTTAAAAATAAAAATGATTTAGAAAATGCAGAAATATATATATCAAAAATATTAGATAAATATGACAAAGCATATTATTCAGTTAGTGCAGGTGAATTATGAGATTAGAAAAAGCATCATATAAAGCAATTAAATATGCTTGTTTAAAATTTCATTATGCTAAAAGTATACCTGTTAATGTGTTCGGTTTTTCTGTCTTTAACAAATCTAATGATTGGTGTGGAGTTATTTTATATGGAACAGGTGCCAATAATAATCTAGCAAAACCATATAAACTTAAACAAGGTCAAGCAATAGAATTAGTTAGAATGGCATTAAATGGTAAACAAGAAAGTACTAGCAAAGCATTATCATTAAGTTTAAAATTGATAAAAAAAAAATTACCTTTATGTAAAATTATAATTAGTTATGCTGATATAGATCAAAATCATACAGGAATAATATATCAAGCAACAAATTGGATATATGAGGGTGAATATAATAAAGGAACTGTATCTGGCTATTTAATTAAAGGAAAAAAAGTACATAATAAAACTATATATGGTAAAGGTGTAAAACAAAATTTAGAAAGTGTTAGAAAATACATAGATGTCAATGCAGAAAAATATATAACAAAAGGTAAAAGAAAATACATATATCCTTTAACAAAAGATTTAAAAGAAATGTGTATAAAATTAAAAAAACCATATCCTAAAAATGCGATAGAAGTGTAATGGTTGCACATTTAACATCCAGTTAAAAAGAGGAGTTCGATTCTACCCTATCGCTCTAATAAAAAATTTCTTTTTTTTTTAAAAATATTTTTTTATTTAAAATATTCTTTTTATATTTATACTATATTAATCAAACAAAAAAAACTATTATGTCAGTATTATTATTATCAGAAAAGGAAATTTCAAAAATAACAAACACTTTAACATCAAATGATAAAATTTTATCTACTGTTAAAGGATTGAAAATTGCAGAAGAAAGATCACAATTTGAATCACCAGCAGATGTTTTAGCAAGAGCTATTTGGTATGGTTACATTGCAAATGTTACTGCTTTTAATGTTCAATACAGAGAAAATTACCAAATTAATTTTGAAATGGAAGAAACAGATGAAACTTTTGATTCTTTAGATGAAGCAATCAATAAACTTGGATCTTTGCTTTATAATATAGCTACAAATGATGGCAATATATTTCTAGAAGAAAAGTGGTCAAATGTTTTAGACATTTTATATAAAATACATAAAAAAGAAATTGAACCAGAAATGCCAAATTACATTTACTATTAATTTTAGTTTTAATTATGCTCAAGAAATAGGAAACTGCAATGCATTGCAATAAAGTTACACTAACTTGGGCATTTAGAGAGGGTTACCCGCCTACAGTGAGTCACAGTTTAGGGTTTCCCTCTTTTTTTTTATATTTTTGTCAAATGGAAAAACAACAAAATGCAACACCTAAAAAAGAAGCAATGATTAAAGCATTGGAAAAATCTTTAGGTGTTATTACAACTGCTTGTAAAAATGTGGGTATTGATAGAACAACGCATTATAGGTGGTACAATGAAGATGAGGAATATAAAAAAGCATGTGATGATTTAAAAAATGTTACTCTTGATTTTGCTGAAAGTCAATTGCATAAACAAATACAAGAGGGAAACACAACAGCTACAATATTTCTTTTAAAAACATTAGGCAAAAAAAGGGGATATGTTGAAAGACAAGAAATTCAACATGATTCTGACATTGGCAGCAAATTAATTGAATGGACACCGGCAAAAGACAAAGAATAAAAGAATATTGCAACAAACAATTTTATGAAGCAGTTAATTCTGATTCAAGGTTAAAAATATTTCAAGGCGGAACAAGATCTGGTAAATCATGGAGTTTACAACAATATTGTTTGTATTTAATGACAATAGCAAATGATCCTATAACTATTTCAATAGTCAGAAAAACTTTACCAGCTTTAAAAAGATCTGTAATAAGAGATTTTTTACATATATCTAAAAACTTGGGTATATATTGGAAAGGCATACATAATAAATCTGAAAATGTTTTTGAATTTAATGGGCATACTTTAGAGTTTTTTAGTGCTGATGATGCTCAAAAAATTAGAGGATCTGCAAGAGACATACTTTGGTTAAATGAGGGTAATGAATTATTATTTGAGGATTACCGCCAATTAGCAATGAGAACAAGAAAAGAAATCATCATTGATTTTAACCCAAGTGATCCGATACATTGGATTTATGACTTAATGGAAAGAGATGATGCAGAAACTTTTTTTTCTACTTATAAAGACAATAAATTTTTACCTAAAGAATTAGTTTCAGAGATTGAAAGAATTAGAGAGCGTGATCCAGATTATTGGCGTGTTTATGGTGAGGGACAAAGAGCAGTTTTTTCTTCTAGACAAATATTTACTAATTGGCAATATATACCTAAAGAAGATTTCCCAGAATTTGATGACACTATAATTGGCATTGACTTTGGATATAGTCAAGACGTTGCAGCTATTTGTGAGGTGGCTAGAGTTGGTGACAAACTTTATGTTCATGAATGGTTATATAAAAAAGGAATGACAAACAGAGATCTTGCAGAATTTTTAAAAGAAAATAATTTAAATGAAAAATTAACTTTTTGTGATAGTGCAGAACCTAAATCAATTGAAGAACTTAGACAAATGAATGTCTGGGCCAAACCATCAATAAAAGGACAAGGATCTGTAAATGCTGGTATTAGCTTATTAAAAGAATTTGAAATAATAGTTTCTAATGAATCTAAAAACTTTAAAAAAGAACAAATGAGCTATTTATGGGAAGAATTAAAGGATGGTACAATAATTAATAAACCAGTCGATAAAATGAATCACTTGATGGATTCCTTGCGTTATTGCGTTTATTCTAAATATAAATACAGAAATGATTTTTTTGTTGTTTAAAAAAAAGAATTTAAATTTTGTATTTTTACAAAAAATTTTATAGATGGCATCATTCTTTGAGAGGTTCAAAAACCTAATTGTAAAAAATACTAAACAAACAGCAGAGGAATATAACAGAGCAATATACAATTTTCTAGGGAGTAGCGTTGTATGGAATCCTGAAAATGATGATAATTATATTAATGAGGGGTATAGAAAAAATGCAACTGTATATTCAATTGTAAATTTAATTACTAAAGCAGCATCCTCGGTACCTATTTGCGTTTATGAGAAAGTTAATGAAAATGATTTAAAGAGATACAAGGCAATGACTAGTGGTTTAATTGATGCCACTTCAATGCAAAAGGCAAACATGTTGAGGAAAAGTGCTTTAGTTGAATTAAATGACACAGAACTGCATGAATTATTAGATCGGCCTAATCCAGCACAAAGTTATGCGTCATGGATTTCAGAATTAGTTGCTTTTGGTAAATTAACTGGCAACAGATATATTTATGGTATAGCACCAGAAACAGGAGATAATACAGGAAAGTACCAAGAGCTTTATGTAATGCCCTCACAAATCATGGAAGTTGTTAGTGGCGGAATATTAGAGCCAGTAAAAGGATATAGAATTGAATACAATGGGCATACAGAATTACCAGCACATTGCGTTTGCCATATAAAAGATTTTCAACCTTATTATGATGGAACTGGATCACATTTATATGGGCAATCACCTTTAAAAGCTGGATTCAGAGCAATGAGCACTAATAATGAAGCATCAATAACAGGTGTAAAATATTTACAAAATCAAATGGCTAGAGGTGTTTTAATGTCAGAGGAGGGTGATATAAATGAAGCACAAGCGCAACAATTAAAGGACAAATTTAGATCAAATTATCAATCAAGCAATAACGCTGGTGATATTATTATTACTCCAAAAAAATTAAGTTGGGTTAATTTTGGTTTATCTGCTTCAGATCTTAGTTTAATTGAGCAATATAATGCAAGCGTAAAAGATCTTTGTAATATATATAATGTGCCAGTTCAGTTGTTAAATAACACTAGTTCAAGCACTTACAACAATATGAAAGAGGCAAAAAAAGGTCTTTATCAAAATGCTGTTATACCTGAGCTTTTAAAAATTAGGGATGAATTAAACAGATGGTTAGCACCACAGTTTGGTGAAAATATATATATAGATTTTGATTTTTCAGTGATTCCAGAATTACAGGAAGAAATGGAAAAAGTTGTTGGTCAGATGGCAAATGCATGGTGGCTAACTCCGAATGAAAAAAGACAAGCAATGAGTTATGCAGAAGAGGAAAATGAAGCATTAAATGATTTTTATATTCCAGCAAACTTACTACCAGTAAATGGATCAGACATTGAAATGCCAGAACCACAACCACCAGCAAAAGAAGAATCTAAAGAAATTGATGTTAAAATAACACCTAAAAATGAAAAAAAAGCTGATGGTTTTAATGATTACCCACAATCTGCAACTAATAATGCTAAAAGAATGTTGGAGTGGCGTGATAAACATGGTGATGAAGTAAAAGGCGGAACAGCAGTTGGTTGGCAAAGAGCAAATCAGTTAGCAAAAAGAGAATCATTGTCAAGAGATACTGTTGGTAGAATGGCTGCATTTAATAGACATAAAAAAAACTCAACTGTAGATCCAAAATTTAAAGACACGCCCTGGAAAGACAGAGGTTATGTGGCTTGGAATTTATGGGGTGGTACTAGCGGTGTGAATTGGGCCATAAAAAAAATGGAATCAATAAGAAATGACTAATGCTACAAAAATCAGTAAAACAGTGGCGTGATGATTATGCCAAACAATTATCAATTGCAGAAAAAAAAATTACGCCTAAAATCAAAAAATATTATCAAAAAGAATATTTTAAAGGAGTAGATAATTTTATTGAAACTGGAAATCCAGATTACCAATCTTTATTTAAATTTGATTTTTTTAAACAAATCTACATTGATATATATGAATCTGTTAGTATGCAGTTTGCTAAATGGTATGCAAAAAATTATGAAAAGTATGAAGTTAAAGCGCAAAATACAGATCAATACATTTCTATTTGGCGTGCTGCTTTTAGCTTTTATGCAAGTCAAGTTGCAGCAACTAATGTAGTTTTAGTAAGCAATACAGCTAAACAAACATTAATTAGAATAACACAAAGGTTATACAGTGATCCTGATTTTGTTTCTTTAGGTGCTGATGAAAGAGCCAGAATATTGAGAAATCAATTTTCAAAATATTCAAGGTACCAAGCTCTTAGGTTAGTTAGAACAGAATCAGTCAGAGCTGCAAGTTTTGGTGTTGAACAAAGTGCATTGCAAGTATTTGCTGGTAGAAATTTAAAAAAGCAGTGGATTACATCAATGGATGGTAAAGAGAGAGAGTGGCACGCATTTGCTAATAATCAAACAGTTGATTTTAACAAACCATTTTTAGTAGGTGGTGAATATATGAAAAGGCCAGGAGAGGGATCTGCAAGAAATGTAATTAACTGCAGATGTTCAATGATACCTTTTCCATCGGATTAATAAACAAATAAAAAATCACTAAATTTGAAAAAAAATTAATATTATGAATTTTATATACAAAACTTCACCTTTAGGAGAACTTTCAGATTATGATGAAAAAAATTCTATTGTAAAAGGTTATGGGTCTTATTTTAACAATAAAGATGCAGACAATGATGTTATTATGCGTGGTGCTTACCAGAAAACAATAAAAGAAAATGGAAGCAGAGTAAAATATTTATACCAACATAATATGATGCAACCAATCGGTAAAATGAAAGAGTTGTATGAGGATGATAAAGGATTAGTTTTTGTAGCTGAAATTCCTAAAACTTCTTTAGGTAAAGATGTAATTGAATTAATGAAAGCCGGAGTAATTACAGAAAATTCTGTTGGTATTTTACCAATTCAAAAAGAGGATAAAGGCAATTACAGAGAATTAAAAGAAGTTAAATTGTTTGAAATATCTGCAGTAACATTAGCTGCAAATGATCAGGCAAAAATAATGAGTGTGAAAGGTACGCAGATGATTGATGATATTTATAAAAGATATGACAACCTTTGCAAACTTATTAGAAAAGGCGAAATCTCAGATGAAATGGGATACGCTATTGAATCAGAAATATACAAACTTAAATCTTTATTCATTGATGCTACTCAGCCAATTGAAGAAATTACTGAGCCAGTAGAACAAAAATCAGAGTTTGATGTTTATAATTATTTGTTAAATTCTTTAAAATAGTTTTTTTAAAATGGAAGAAAATGTAAAAAAACAGCTTGATCAATTAGGAAACATCATTGATGAAAAGATTGAAAAAGCTAATGAACAGGTACTTAATCGTGCCGATGGGAAGATGGATGAAACTTTAAAAGGTGAAATAAACAATCTTACCCAAAAATTCAACGAGAGAATTGATGCATTAGAAGTAAAACAACAAAAAAACTTCGATTCATTAAGTACACAAGTTGAAGATAAATCATTTAAAGGTGGTTTAGTAAAGAGCATTAATGAGGGTGCTCTAGATTCTATGAGAAATGGATCAGCAAGATCTGCTAGCTTTATATTAAAAGCTGACATGACAATGAATGCTGATTTTACTGGTGAAGTGTACCAGCTGATCGTGTTCCTGGATATAAATTTGATCCTACAAGAGCAGTTCACATGAGATCTATTATTCCACAAGGTACCACTAATTCTGATGTTGTAAGATTCGTAAAAGAATCTGGGTATTCAGATGGTACTGCAAACAAAGCTGAAGGTGCTACATTAGGTCAATCAGATTTCGATATGACTGCTGATAACACTACAGTTGAGAAAATCGGTGCATATCTAAGAATTTCTGAAGAAATGTTAGCTGATACGCCTCAACTTACATCTTATATTTCAAACAGAGTACCAGCTAAATTATTAGCTAAAGAAGATGATCAAATCCTTAACGGAAATGGTACATCTCCTAACTTATCAGGTATTATTACTGATGGTGCTAATTTTGTAACTGGATCAGGTGGTGCTTTTTATCAGTCAATCAATTCTGCAAATGAATTTGATGTTCTTGCTGTAGCTTTAAATCAACTTGCATTAAGCGAGTACCAAGCGGATAAAATTATCTTAAACCCAACAGATTTTCATAAGATCTTATTGTTAAAAGATTCTGACAACAGATATTTAAAAGATCAAGTGTATGCTGGATTACAGCCAACTATCATGGGAGTACCTGTTATTGTTAATACTGCAATGACTGCTGGTAATTTCCTAGTTGGAAACTTTAGTCAAGGTACACAGCTTTGGATTAGAGATAATGTTTCTGTTGAATTCTTTAGAGAAGACGGAACAAATGTTAGAGATGGTTTTGTAACAATTAGATGTGTAGAGAGAGTTGCACTTACTAATTACTTACCAAATGCATTTGTTGATGGTTCATTCTCTACTGCTAAAACAGCATTAGAAACACCGTAATAGGTTATACTATTCAATAATTAAGGGGGGTTTTTTACCCCCTTTTTTTATATATAAACATTAAAAAAATATTCGTATATTTGCATTGAGAGTTGGTAAATTTCAAGCATTTGGCACGAACTTTAGTAGGTCCCCAATTGATCTGTAACTCTACAAGTATCTGGCCTGGATTTCTGGGTAGTGTCTGAAAGCACCAAAGAGAAATCCAGTTACCGGATACCGATCTTCACAATCACCTTTCCCTACATAATAATTAAAAAATATTTAAATAAATTAAAAAAATTTTTTTTATTTAAAGAATATTTATATATTTGTATAATATTAATCAAACAAATAAAAATTATTATGGATTCAATATTTA